AAGCGCGCCATCATTTCCGGCGCAACGTCGTAGCCCTCGCCGTCCTGCGCGCACTCGTCAAAGCGGCGCAGCGCGGCCAGCTCGTCGGCATTGAGCAGCGGGGGCGGCGCGTCCAACAGCAGCGCGCTCACCTGCGCCGTCGTCCCGATCGCGATCACGCGGTCGCCGCCCGGAATGGGGATGATTGCGCTGGCGATGCTTTCCAGCTGCAGATGTTCGGTCGCGAGACCGATCAAGCGGTTGCGGTTCTGCTCGCGCAGGTGTTCGATGTTCTGGTTCATATGGATCCTGGTTGTGTTTCAGAAAAGCGCCATCTGGCCCACAGCCGCTGGTGGCAGCGCTGCCGGCGCCATGGCCTCATCGAAGCCTTCCAGCCAAGCGTCGATTTCGATGCGCTTGCGGTAGGCTGGCGGATGGCGGCGCTGGCCGGCCGCAGCGGCCGCACTCCCCAGATCGCGCGCCGCCGCCATCTGCATGTCGCGAGTGCGGTCGATGCGCACCTGAATATCCTCTTCGGGCTCCGGCCTCAAGTGGCCGGCGCGCAGCTCGCCATGCTCATGCAGGTGCAACAGGTGGTCGGCGCGATCGACAACCCACGGATACTGCGGCAAGTGCATGCCCGTGCTGCCGTCCCAGTCAGCGAAGTCCTCGTCGTAGAAGTTCAGGACCAGCTTCGGGTGGTTCCGCTGCATCAGGGCCAGCTCGTTCGCCCAGCGCTGCCACGTGGCATCGCTCACGATCGGCCGATCCAGCACGTAGTACAGGTACGAGTGGACGAACATCTGGATTCGCCGCTGGACGATCTTCGACCCGGCCGGCGACAGCGGCGGCGCCACACGGCTGGACGCGGCTTTCACGCCGCAGCTCCCCGCGCTGGCCCGAACAGCGCGACGTCCCACGGATCGCGCGTCATGCCCATCTGCACCGCCGGCACGATGACGGCGCCGTGCGCACGCGGCGCGTGCGACTCGTCCCGCTCACCTCCCCCGGCGCCGAGAACCCATCGCGTCCGGCGCCCGATGGCGCCTTCGCCCTGACGTTGCGCCTCGCCGTCCTCGGCCATCTGGCACAGGTACTGGTAGACCGTGTTCGGCGGCAGCTCCACGACCTCGGCCAGCTCGTTGACGGTCATCGGCCGCACGGCCAGCAGCTCGCGGAAGCGCTTGATCGCGTTGGCGCGCCGCGCGATCTTCTCGGCGTTCGACAGGTTGGCGGCGCTCTTGCGGCGGCCGAAGAAGGTGTCGTTCATGTCAGGCCTCGCCCAACAGCGACTTCTGGTCCGGCTCGACATCGAGGGCATCGCCTTCCTGCAGCAGCTTCGAACGCTCCTCGATCACGATCGTGACGAACCCGCCCTCCGCATCGGCGAGGCTGTGCGCCCAGTCGCCTTTCGCCAGCGTGAGCACGCACTTGACGCCATCCTTGAATACGACCTGGTCGACGGCTGCCGGGAAGGTCATGCGGGCGTTGCTGGCGATGATGTCGATCGCGTCGCGCACCGCGGCCCGGCAATCCTGCTGCACGGTGGCCAGCACGCGCTTCTGCTCGCCCTCCTTCATTTCGATCCACGGTTTCGACAGGGTCTTCATGTGCTTGGTGGCCGCCTTGATCATCGCGCCCAGGAGGTATTCCTGCGCATAGGCCTTGCCGGTCAGGATGCCGTGCACACCGGGCTTCGCGAACACGGCGAACGGGCCTTCCTCGTGCTCGAGCACCGCGGCGAGGCGCCAGTCGTTGCCGTCCGGTGCCGTCGGCGTCCAGTCGCCGAGGTTGCTGTCCCCGCCCAGCCAGCGCGCGGCGACTTCCTTGGCGCTGGTGTCGTCGACGAGGCGCAGCACGTGGACCTCGTGGCCGTTGACGACGGCGCCGGGCGCCAGTTCCTCGTCCGGCAGCGCGAAGTCTTCGAAGCCCGGCAGGGCGCCGTAGCCGTTCTTGTCGCGCTTGAGCGTGTTCAGCATGGTCTGTTCGTGTTTGGTGGTGGCGTTCATTCGTTACATCTCCTGGTCCTATTGGTGGTTGGTGGGGTGCTGCTTTTGATAGTTCAGGTACGCGCGCCGGATCCGCTCATCCCAGCGCGCCTGGGCGGCCGCGTCTTCGCCGTCGACGCCGAGGAAACGCTGGAAGTCCTGCTCGCGGCAGCGCATCGCGGTCCAGCGGCATGGCGACTGGCCGGCCATGTCACGCGGCCTTCGGCTGCTGGACGTCCGCGATGTGCCGCATCAGCGCGGCGCATATGCGGTGGAAATCGGACTCGCGGTACAACTTGGCCGACTTGTCGGTCATCACGTGCGCGAAGCCCAGACGGCTCAGGCCTTCGGACGTCAGCACGATGGGAGCGAGGCGCTCGTTGATCTGCCCGAGACGCAGCATCGGCTCGTCGGCCGCCGCGGGCGCGCGCGCGGCGTCGATTGGCGTCACTGCGGCCGGTGCCGCCTCAGGAATAATTTCCGGAATAATTTGCGGTTCGGGTTGTGCCTGGGCTGCTGCTGCCGCGCGCGCTGCGGCCTCTTCCTGCGCGCGTGCCGCAGCCAAGTTGGCGGCCTGCTCGTCCAGTTGACGCTTCGTTTCGGCGGCGACACGCGCGCGCTCCGCCTGCTCGGCCTTGATCCGCTCTTCCTCGGCGATCTTGGCGCGCAGTGCCTCGGCCTTCGCGGCCTCGGCCTGTTCGTGCTCGGCGATGCGCATCTTGACCAGCGTCGTCAGGTCGTCGGGCGCCTTGAGCACGATTGACGGCGTATCCGCGAACAGGAAGGCATGGTTTGGGGCCAGCTCACGCAGCGTGCCGAGGTTGATCTGGATACGGTCGGCCACGGCGTTCGCCTCGATCTTGAAGCGGGCCAGCTCGGTGTCGACGGCATCGCGCAGGCTGGTGACGGTCTTCTTGCCCTTCATGACGCCGGCGAAGTCCACGGCGATGGCCGGCATGTACGGCTTGCCCAGGCGGGCGTTCAGCGACGCGATGTGCGCCGCGGCTTTGTCCTTGCCGGCCTGCTGAATCTCGACGCGGATCGTTTCCTTGCGCGCCTTGACCACCTTTTCCAGCATGAGGCGGGTCTTGCGGGCCAGTTCCTTGTAGCTGGCGACCGTGCGCACCATCTCATCGACGGTCGAAATTTGGCCCAGCGCGGAGGCCTCGGCGGCGCCCAGCGCGGTCTCGGCGCGCTCCATCACCTTGATGGCCTGCTCAGCATCGGCGAAGGCCTGGTCGTCGCTCGGGTTCGTGTCGATGTCGCCGATGAACGATTGCAGACGCTCACCGAACAGAACCAGGTTGTGGTTCAGCGTGAGCTGGCCGTCGACGCGGATCGACAGGGCCGGCAGGTCCTGCACGGCGGCCGCGACCGGCGCCGGCAGCACCTCGACGTGCTGGTACGTGACCAGGTCGGCCTCGAACTGCTTCCAGCCGTCACGGATGCGCGTCTGCCAAGCCGGATCCGGAAGCACATCCAGATACACGAAGTTGTCGAGCGTTCCGTCGGAGCACACGAACACCACCTTAGCGGCGCCGGTGACCATCATGATCTGCTGGCACTGCGGCATGTACTCGTCCGGCAGCTGGCCGGCGGTGATGGCGGCGGCGAGCGCTTCGTTCCACTGCTTGTGCTCGAAGGCGACGTCCTCGCCCATCGTCAGGCCGTCGCACGACGCGGACAAGAGGCCGTCCGAGCACGTGACCGGGTACAGCTCGGTGCCGATCAGGTTTTCGACCAGAGGGCGCGCCAGCGCTTCCACATGGTGGCCGTAGTCGAGGATGTGCTTCTGCACCCAGTCGCTGAACTCCTGTGCGGTGCCGGTCGCCTTCATGTGCAGCAGCTCGGTACGCGAGACTTTGCTGGAGAGACCGAGCATTGCTGCGGCTTCACTGGCGCCGCGGCGCTCCAGGCGGAAGGCCTGCCACTCCGGCGAGCCCTGGACGAGATTGTGGATGGTTGCCATGCTTTTCCTTGGTGAGGTAGATGGGTTCCCGCTTTCGCGGGAATGCCGCGGTTTAGTCGTTCTCGTGAGCCCAGGTATCGATCGTCAGCTTCTGGTCTTCGGTCAGCAGCTGGCGGGTCTCGATCATCGCGATCAGCTGCGAGACGGTCTTTTTGCCGGAATGGATCAGGTCGCGCCATTCCGCCTTCTTCGATTCGAAGTGTTCAGCCGTGCACGCCGGGAGCTGGGCGGCGGCACCGCTGCCCTGGATGTCCTGCCCGGACGTGTTCGCCGAGCGCATGTCGACGCGGTGCGATTCCTGGGTGACCGTGTAGCTGCCGTCGGCGGACACGTCGATGACGTCCTGCAGCTCCTCCGCGGTACTGAGGCCCATGCTGATCTCGGGAGCGTAGGCGCGCTGCCAGAAGGAGGCGGCGCGGTAGATGAACATCTGCTGCGGCATGGTCTTCCACTTCGAGCCGTTCTTCTTGTCCCAGCCCTCGGCGCGCACCATGTTCCAGTCGACCCAGGCACCGTCCAGGCGCTCGCCGCTCTCACGCTCGATCGCCCAGGCCCGGCAACCGAAGTCGCCCTGGCCTTCGGTGCCGCGCCATTCGTAGCGCATCGCCGAGAAGCGGCCGCAGGTGTTCACGCTGGCGATCAGGAACTTCGACGACCAGCCCGGGTTGCCGTGCACGATGTACAAGTTCTGCATCACCATCAGCTCGTCGGCCTTCAGGCGCTGCGCGAGGTTCAAGGCGATCATGCAGTTCGGGAGGTTGTTCTGGTACTGCGCCGGCACCAGCGTGGAGCTGGAGAAGGCCTTGGCCACGCGCTGCATCAGGTCGAAGCCGGCGGCGTCCATGAAGCCGGCGCGCACCGGCATGGTGTTCTGCTGGACGGCCAGCTGGGTGTTGTTCTGTGGTGCGTTCAAGTTGCTCTCCAGGTTAGAAACCGAAAACGTAGGTGCGCAGCGCGCGGGTGGCGGCCTTGCGCGGGCGGAAGCCGGCGCGCAGGGACAGGCGGTACTGGTTCAGGATGTGGCGGATCATTCGTCGTCCTCTTCTTCGTCGGGCTGGTCGACCAGCTGGTTGTTGATCGCGCCGCAGTCGGCGCACTCGGTGTGGGTCAGGTTGGTGATCGGGCCGCGCCAGGTGACATGGCCGCCACAGGATGCGCACACCATCACCACCCCCGGATCTCGTTGCGGCGGCCGACCAGCTGCACGGCGCGCTCACGCTGGTGACGCTCCATCGGCGCAGCCGCGCGGCGCAGGTGCATGTAGAAGTCGGCCGTGTCCTCGGCCTCGCGCAGCGCGCGTTCGTTCCACCACAGCGCGACGGGCTTGGCGATCTTGCGCACCAGGCGGCGCGCGATGCGGGCGGCGATCATGCGGCACCTGCCGGGGCATCGAGATAGGCGCGCAGCTGGGCCAGCTCGGCGTCGGTCTTCGCAACCGATTCGGCATAGTCCTGGGCCTGCTTACGCATGTAGCCGGAATTCTGCTCGATGGCCTGGATGCGGTTCTTCACGACGGCGCGGCGGTACAGTTCAGGGACGGGAATGCCCAGCTTGTCGGCGAGTTCCATCCAGTCCTGGCGCTTTTCGTGGTCCGGACGGTCGGCTTTCAGGTGCTGAACCACGGCGGCGCGGACGATCTCGGAAGCCTGTTCGTAAGACGTGCACGGGGTCACGGTGTGGGCATTGCCGCTGCCATCCGAATACCGATTGAGAGTCCAATGCAGCCCGCCATTCGTCAGCGAGCCGCCCAGGGTGAGCAAACGCAGTTCCTTGCGCCAGTTGCTGTTTTCGTTGGACACTGCGTCTTCCACGGCAACGATCGCCGGGGGTGCGGAGTATTCGCGCTGGACGTAGTGGGTGATCTTCCCGTCGATGAACGCTTCCAGGTTGTCGAGGATAGCGAAGCGCTTCAGCTTCTCGGCGCGCTCGCGCTGCCGCTGCCAATCCTCGCTTTCCATCTGCGCGCGCTCGGCCTTCGCGGCCGAGATCTGCTCGTGCAACGCCTTCAGTTCCTCGCTGAATTTGGCCACCGGCTCTTCGGGGAAGACGTGACGCCACACCACGGGATCGCACACGTGGTCGTAGGCCTCGCCGTATTCGTCGTCGTAGCTCTCGATGATCGGGCGCACGATGTGCCCATCGCCGGACGCGGTGACGTATTCCGCGCGTTCGCCGCGCTCGCTGTAGATCTCCTGGCCGGCTTCGAATTTCTTGCTCATCCTGCTGCTCCTCGTTCTGGCCGGCGCCGCCGGCGGTTGATTTATTGGTTCAGGCCGGCCGCTGCGGCCTTGCCGTGCTGGTAAATGGTCCAGACGTCGATCAGGCCGGCGCCCGGGGCCGCGCGGCGGGCCCACGCTTCGACGCGCATGCGCTCTGCGGCCGCGCCGCAGTGCGGGCAGTCCAGATAGCCGGTGACGTTCTTGGACAGGCTGCCCGTGTCGTTGCAGTGGGCGCAGGTCATGCCGCGCTCCGTGCGAAGAAGTGGTTCCACACGCGCTGCTCGATGCGGTTCTCGCGGGCGGACTCGGCGCGGTGCCGCTCCATGTCGGCGACGTCGCGCTCGGCCAGCGCCTCGGCTTCGAAGTAGATAGCGGCCTCGACGGCTGCAGCGTAGTGCACGCCCACGGCGGCGGAATGGCCGACCACGGCCGCGCGGAGGATGTCGCGCGCATCGGCTTCGGTGTCGCCCAGGTCCAGGTGCTCGAGCACGGCCTCGACGGTCGATGCGCGGTTCACACGGATGTCTTGCTTGATGGCGTGGATGCGGGCGTCGATCAGCTGGCAGACCTTGTCTTCACGGTCTTCGGCGGCGTAGGGGAAGCGGTCCATCGGGTCTCCATCTGCCCTGTCGGGCTCGGTTGCAGTAGAGACACTGTATCAATTGCTAAAGGACTCGTCAAGCAATTGATAAAGAACTTGGGAAAATTTTTCGGGAGTGGATGGTACGGACGAAAAAAAACCCGCTCGAAGCGGGTTTTTCCTAAGTTATGAACGACGAGTTAGGGCTGAGCTTTTCTCTTACGGAGGACGTACTTCCCCCATAGACGCAACAACATACCTATGGTGATGCTCAGTATCAAATAGCAAACTATAGCTAGCACAATCCAAGTTCTGAGGTCTCTGTGGTGATATAGCCTGATACCCTCATCGATCAAAGCACACAAAATAATTACTGCCCAGATATAACCGCCGAATCGCTTCATATATAGGAGCTCTCTTTGCGAACCACTCGGCCGATAACAATGCACTCTGCGCCTTTGCACAACTGCTTGTGATATCGCACCTGATCAGCATTGTCTGATGCGAGCCACCATTGCCCAGCATCTCGAATCATGCGTTTAACGACCGCCTCGCCTTCGTAATTCACGACGTAGACGGCGCCCGACACGAGTTTCGTATCCCTCGTGTTCACGATGATTGTGTCCCCATCGTGTAGGTTGGGCACCATGCTTTCGCCCTTTACGACGATGGATAGCAATGCGTCGCGGGCCAGGCCGCGCTCCAGCATCCAGCTCGTCGGTACGGTCGTCGTTTCACCTTCGTAATGCTCGGGTTCAATCTGGAAACCCGTGATTCCAGCCTGGACCTTCAGCTTCACTTTCCTAATCTGCGTGAGCGCTGGGTGCCCAGGGTCCACGGCCACGACGCGGCGCGCCCCTGGAATCTTCGCAATCCATTCATCAACCGTGGGCGCGGCGCCTTGGTCGAAATACAGCGGCGGCAAGCCGGCCGCCTCCTCGAGCTTGCGCGCTGTCTTCTCGGTGAAGGATGTGCCATCGCGATATGTCGCAGAAAGAAGCTGCGCCAGCCGCGATTCACTCACCCCCGCCTTGTCGCAGAAGCGCACGCGCTCGCCGTTGTATTCGGCCTCGATCAGCGCAAGTAGGCGCTCTCTCCGGTGTTGGTACATGTTCATCCGGAAATTATCCCGCACTTTTAGCATCTGATAAATTAGCAATCGCTTGACTCTTACTTTATCAATTGATACAGTCGGAGCCCATGAAGCTCATCGACTACCTGAACGCCATCCCGGTGGAAGCCCGGGACTCCTTTGCGGCACGCTGTGGCACGTCGTTCAACTACCTGCGCCAGGTGGGCTATGGCAACCGTCCGTGTCCCGAGAAGCTCGCCATCAACCTTGAGCGCGAGAGCAACCGCATCCTGCTATGCGAGGAGCTCTGTCCAGAGGCCGACTGGGCCTTCATCCGATCCACCACCCTGCCGAGCCGACGGCGCACCGCGCCGGCCTGAGCATAGCCATACCGATTTCGCACGCCTACAAAGTTGCGCACAGGCAGTTGCCCTTGAGCGATTGCACAGAATCACCCCGGCCGCATGGCCGTCCTCGTAACCCGCACCACCAAGGAGAAACACATGAACCACGCAGCCCGTATTGGAACCGTCGAAGTGAAGCTGAACGACGACGAGATGAGCATCCTCGATCAGATCCGCGGAGGGCTGGGCCGAAGCCCGTTCTTCCGCGACCTGATGCACAAGGCAGCTCGCACGCATGGTAAGCCGCCGGCGCCCCCGAAGGAATCCCGACATTGTCCGGGTCTCGGTCGCCCGGCCTGCCGCGCACGCGGCGCAAAAGGCGGCGCCCGGAGGAATCTTTGATGGGTTCCGCCTGCGTCACGAAGCTGCAAAAGAAAGGCCCGGGGGAGAACCGGGCCGTGAAAGGAAATACAACGATGAGCACTGTATCACTGGATAGCAAGGCGGCGACGAAGGTCATCGCCAAAGCGTGCTCCTGGGCCGACCGCCGCAAGGCTGTGCAGGTCGCGCCACCAGGCCAGAAAGCCCGCGAGGCCGGCCGTTATGAGGTCAGCGGCGAGGAGCTCGCGGAAGCCGTCGATCACTACCGCAAGCAGGCGGGGGAATGATGGACGAAGCAATCCGCCCCGTCACCCCCGAGATCATGCGCCAGCGCGGCGCCGACGCGTTCGACCGCCACGAAGGCATCGACGATCACAACATGAATCCGCACACGTCGGCCGTTGCCATCGCTGACTGGCAGAAAGGCTGGCGAGAGCGCCAGGCCGTCGTCTACGCGCGCGTGGCCGTGAAGCCCATGCTGGAACTGGCGGGAGCGAATCCGCCATGACCGCGCGCGAGGCTGCCGTCCTACCGGCGCCCCTCACCCCACCTGACTGCGACCTCCAGGACTTCAAGTTCATGCCCCTGGACGTCGCACGTCTCCGCGACAGCGACATGGCCAGCGAGCAGACCCCCGAGGAGAACTGGGCGGCTGTCCTGCTCTGGGCCGCGGCCTGGCATCAGGTTCCCGCCGGCAGCATGCCCGACAGCGACAACTGGATCGCGAAAGCGGCCGGCTACCTGTCGCGCGGCCGAATCGATCCCCACTGGAAGGACGTCAAGGACGGCGCCATGCGTGGCTTCGTCCTGTGCAGCGACGGCCGTTGGTACCACACTGTCGTGTGCGAGAAGGCGAACGAATCCTGGATCGGGAAGCTGAAGCAGCGGTTGAAAACCGAGTGCGCACGCATCAAGAAACACAACGACAGACACGGGACAAAGATTCCGTTCCCTGAGTTCGAAGCATGGTTCGCGGGTGGTTGTCCCGTTGGACAGCCGCTACCTGTCCCGAAGGACATCACCCCTTTGTCCCAAGGGACAGATGATGATGTCCCCGACGACATACCCCCATTGTCCCTCGATGACATCCCCGATGTCCCTGGCGAAACACCATCCAAGGGACAGGGAGAGGGACAGAGACAGGGAGAATTAAATACAAACCCTATGGGCTCCGATCCCCGCGCATCTGCTCAACCGGAACCCGGTGCGGGCGTCGGGCCGACGGCTGCGGCATCCCTGAGCATGGCGATGCGTGCCTTCGGCATCAGCTCGAACCCGGGCGACCCGCGTCTGACCACCCTTGCCGCGCAAGGCGTTACCGCCGAGACCATGACCGCCGCGTGTGAAGACGCTCGCAAGGCGAAGAAGGGCGCAGCCATCCCGCCCGGCTTCGTCTTCTCGATCCTCGAGCGCTGGGCCAAGGAAGCCCGCGAGCTGACCGCCGCCGGCGCCGCGCAGCCTGGCGCCACCACAACCCTCACCAAAGCCGGCCAGGCCACCGCCCGAAACATGGAAGCCTGGCTCGAACGCAAACGACAGGAACAGGAGCAAAACCATGGTTGATTCCGAGCTGCCCGACTTCGCGAAAACGCTGCTGGCCGTGGCCGACTACTACGGCAAGGAGCTGTCCGAGAACGTGGTCGACCTGTACTGGAACGGTCTCCGCGAGTACGACCTCGCCAGCGTCAAGCGCGCGCTCTGGGCCCACGTGCGCAACCCGGACACCGGGCAGTTTATGCCGAAGATCGCCGACGTCGCCCGGATGACCCAGGGCCGGACCGACGACCAGGCCGCCATTGCCTGGTCGAAGGTCGATCAGGCCGTGCGCCGAGTCGGCACCTACCAGTGCGTCGTGTTCGATGACCCGGTTATCCATCGCGTGGTCCTCGACATGGGCGGTTGGGTGTACATCGGCGCCAAGGACGAGAAGGAATGGCCCTTCGTCGCCAAGGAGTTCCAGAACCGCTACCGCGGCTACCGCATGCGCGACGAGACACCCGAGTACCCGCCCGTCCTGATCGGCCTGGCGAACGCGCACAACAGCAAGGCCGGCTTCCGCGAGAACCCGCCCATCCTCGTCGGCGACGAGCGCAAGGCCAGCGCCGTGCGCCTGGGCGGCACGACCGCGCCGCTGCTGAGCATGAGGTCTGCCGCCGACGTGCTGTTGCCCAGCGCCGACGTGCACCGGATCGCGGACGGCCGCCGCGCATGAACCGCGAGCCCCTGCCCTGCCGCATCTGCGCGCGCTTCATCCCGACCGGATCCCGGCGGCGCAACGAGGACGGCCCAGGCCACTGCGAGGGATTCGACAGGCCCGTGCACTCGACCGACCCGCGCTGCGTGCTCTTCAACGAGCAGGGAGCGTGGGAGACCCGGAAAGCGCAGATGCCACCGGAGCAGCGCAAGAGGCCAGCACCGGCCAACGAGACCATTTCGCGCGCGAGCGCAGCAACCGTCCCCGCTGTAGCGGGAACGACAACAACCTGAAGGAGCAGCATGAGCATGACGCACATCACCCCGACCATCGGCCGCATCGTCTGGTACCGCGGCGCCGACGGCTCCGTCCGCGCGGCAATCGTCGCCGCTGTCAACGGTCCGTTCAACCTGAACCTGCATGTGTTCGGCCTGAACTCGGTCGACATCGAGGCAGGCTACCGCAGCGCCGTCACCCACGCGGATCCCGAGCAGGAGCCCGGCTGTTTCCCGTCCTGGCACTGGATGCCGTACCAGAAGCAGCAGGCCGAGAAGCACGCCAACGAGGTGGCGCGCGCCGACGAGCCGAAGACGCGCGACCTGGCGGCGGCCAGCGGCCTGTCGTTCGGCATCGCGCTGACGGCGCTGAAGACCGGCCAACGCGTGGCGCGCGCCGGCTGGAACGGCAAGGGCATGTTTGCCTACCTGGTCCCGGCCAACAGCTACCCGGCGCAGACGGGCGCCGCGAAGGCCTTCTTCGGCGAAGGCGGCATGGTCCCGTACAACGCCTACCTCGCGCTCAAGGGTGCCGATGACACCGTGAGCACCTGGGCGCCCAGCGGCAGCGACGCGCTGGCCGAGGACTGGCTGATCGTCGAGTAACCGAACCACCCGCCCGGCCGCCGGGCGGCAACAACAACGACACGGGAGAACCTGAAAACATGATGACCACCTTCACCATCCCCGGCCAGCCCGTAGCCAAGGGCCGCCCCAAGTTCGCGCGCCGCGGTGCGCACGTCGTCGCGTACACGCCGGCCAAGACGGCCAGCTACGAGAACCTGGTGAAGCTCGCGGCCAGCACCGCCATGCGCGGCGTCGAGCCGACGGCGCGCCCCGTGGCCCTGTCGGTGACGCTGAACCTGCAGGTGCCGGCCAGCTGGTCGAACAAGCGCCGCGCAGCCGCCGTCGCCGGCTCGATCTGCGCCACGAAGAAGCCCGACGCCGACAACGTGCTCAAGGGGATCAAGGACGGCTGCAACGGCATCGTGTGGGGCGACGACGCCCAGGTCGTGCGCATCATGATCGAGAAGCGCTACAGCGAAACGCCGTGCGCCGTGGTGCACGTGGTCGAGGTTGCTGGGGAGGCAGCGTAATGGGCTGGTCACTCGGACGAAACAACGAAGGCCGCGATGTCGGCTACGGCGTGCCTGCCTATTGCGATCACCCCGACTGCAACGCCGAAATCGATCGCGGCATCAGCTATGTCTGCGGAGGGGAGCCGGACGGCGGTGAGCACGGCTGCGGACTGTTCTTCTGCGGCGATCACCTGTACGCGTATCGCTGCGTGTGCGATCGATGCAGCAATGGCAAACCGCCGTTCGATGCGACGCCAGATCACCCCGACTGGATGCGCTGGAAGCTGACCGACGAGAGCTGGCAGCAGTGGCGCGACGAGAATCCGGCCGAGGTGGCCAACCTGCGCGCGGCGCTGGGAGAGCAGCCATGACGCCCGAGCAATCCGCCCTGGCCTGCGCCGCCTGCTTCGCCGTCGGCTTCATCGGCGGGTTCGCCGGTGGCTTCCGCGTCGCGGCCATGATCTTCCTCGCGGCACGGAAGGTGCGCGGCGTCCAGCTGCGCATCGTAGCGTCGGACGGCCAGCTGCGGGAGGATGTAGCTTGACCGGCGCATTGCCCCTTCACCATCACGGGATCGGCGGCGCGTGCAAGCAAAGCACAATCTGCCGGTTTTTTCATTATCTCAGCCATAAACAGCCACAATTTCCCGTCGTCAAGCTGTAAAATTTCCATATTCCAATGACTATGGGAATTTTTCGATGGGCTCAAGAATCCCGCTTCAGGTCGAAGACCTCGACCAGGTCGTACCGACCACCAGCCGCAAGGTGTTCATCGCGGTAGACGAAAACGGGTTGCGCATCGGCGAAACCCATCCCAACGCCAAGCTGACGGACGCGCAGGTCGATGAGATGCGCGACCTGCGCGAGCACAGCGGCTGGAGCTACGACCAGCTGGCCGAGCGCTTCGACGTGCCGTACATCACCGTCCAGAAGATTTGCACCTATGAACGCCGGGCGTCGACGATCGCGCGCTGGAAGGTGCTGCTGCTGCACTTCCCGATTTCCCTGACCAACACCGCGGAGGATTGACCATGCACGCCCCTACGACCAACGCTACGCCGGCCGCCGCGCCGGACCTCACGACCGAGCAAAAGCAGGCCCAGAAGGTCATCGACGACGGCAACGTGAAGGCAATGCTGGCCAGCTGTCTACCAACCCTGCGTGCCGAGCTGTACGCCGCGGAGTTCATGCACGCCGAGATCACCCGCGCGCGCGACGTCCAGACCCGCAAGCGCAAGTTCATGAAGGCGGCTGGGAAAATCACGGGCGGCCTGCCCCCGATGACCGAGACCGCACTGCGCGTCGTCGCCAACTCCCCGAAGGTCTGAGCGGCGCGCCCGTGAACCACCATGCCTATCACGCCGAAAAAGCAACGCTTCGTCGATGAATACCTGGTTGACCTGAACGCAACCCAGGCTGCGATCCGTGCCGGCTACAGCGCCAAGACGGCACATTCGCAGGGCCCGCGTTTGTTGGACGATGTTGACGTTGCGAAACTTGTGTCAAAAGCCATGGAAGAACGCTCCAAGGCGACACAAATTACTGCCGAGCGCGTGCTGCAGGAACTGGGCCGCGTCGCCTTCTTCGATCCGCGCCGCCTGCTCAACGCCGACGGCTCGCCCCGCCCCATCAACGAGCTCGACGACGACACGGCCGCGGTGCTGGCCGGGATGGACATTTCCGAGGAATACGAGGGCTCGGGCGAGGACCGGCGCTTCGTCGGCTACACCAAGAAGGTGAAGCTGGCCGATAAGGTCGGCGCCCTGAACCTCGCGATGCGTCACCTGGGCATGCTCACCGACAAGCTGGAAGTGAAGGACGTCACCACCCGGGCCGACCGGCTACGCCTTGCGCGCGAGCGAAAAGCCAAGGCATGACCGAATCCGATCTGGAAGAAGCCCTCATCGAAGACATGGCCGAGCTGTCGAGCGACCCGCTCGGCTATTGTCGCTATGCCTACGACTGGGGCAACGGAGAGCTGGCCGGCTACACGGGCCCGCGCGCGTGGCAGGTCGACATCCTGAACGTGATCGGCGACCACCTGCAGGGCGAGAACCGCTATCAGCCGCTGCGCATCGCCGTCGCGGCCGGCCACGGTATCGGCAAGTCCGCACTGATCGGCATGCTGACCGGCTGGGGCATGGACACGTGCGAGGACTGCCGCATCGTGGTGACAGCCAACACCGAAGGCCAGCTGCGCACGAAGACGTGGCCCGAGATCTCGAAGTGGCGGCGCCTGACCATCACCGAGCACTGGTGGAACGTGCCTGCTATGTCGATCTACTCGAACGAGCCCGGCCGCGAGAAGAGCTGGCGCGCCGACGCCACGCCCTGGAGCGAGCACAACACCGAGGCGTTCGCCGGCCTGCACAACAAGGGCAAGCGCATCATCGTCATCTACGACGAGGCCTCGAAGATCGCCGACAAGGTCTGGGAGGTCACGGACGGCGCGCTGACGGACGAGGACACCGAAATCATCTGGATCGCGTTCGGGAACCCGACGCAGTCCACGGGCCGCTTCCGCGAGTGCTTCCGCCGGTACCGCCACCTCTGGGTGACCCGCCACATCGACAGCCGCACCGTCGAGGGCACGAACAAGCAGTACCTGGACGAGTTCGTGGCAACGCACGGCGAGGACAGCGACATCGTGAAGGTGCGCGTGCGCGGCCTGTTCCCGGCGATGTCGGCCAAACAGTTCATCAGCTCGGCGGACGTCGACGCGGCGCGAGCGCGGATCCTGCGCCCCGAGCAGTACGACTTCGCCCCGAAGATCCTCACCTGCGACCCGGCCTGGGATGGCGACGACATGCTGGAGATCGGCATGCGCCAAGGACTGCACTTCCAGATCCTGCGCACGATCCCGAAGAACGACAACGACGTGCACATCGCGAACATCCTCGCGAACCTGGAAGATCAGCACCAGGCCGATGCCGTGTTCATCGACAACGGCTTCGGTACCGGCATCATCAGCGCCGGCCGCACAATGGGCCGCACGTGGATTGGCGTCTGGTTCAGCGGCGAGTCGTCGGACCCGGGCTGCCTGAACAAGCGCGCGGAGATGTGGAAGTCGGCCCGTGACTGGCTGAAGGAAGGCGGCGCGATCGACAAGAACGACCAAGTGCTGGCCGACGACCTGACCGGCCCCGAGACCGTGCCGCGCTTGGACGGCAAGATCCAGCTGGAGTCGAAGAAGGACATGAAGGCGCGCGGCCTGCCCTCCCCCGGCCGCGGCGACGCACTCGCGCTCTCGTTCGCCTACCCGGTCGCGAAGAAGTCCCCGCTCGAGCGCATGGGCCTGGGCGGCAACCGGCCGAAGGACTACGACCCGTACGCCTGACGGTATACGTACCCGCCCTCCCCCCTCCTACGATGCTCGTCCATAGGGGGATGCCATGCTCGTCATTCGAGAAATCAAAGCTGCCGATTACATAAGGAAGGTCCAGGACCTGCTGTCCGAGAACTGGGCCGAAACAGGCTTCGATTTCGATCTGCGTCCGGACGTCGAGATGGTGCGCAGGCTGCAGGACGCCGGCCTGATGTTCGTCTTGGGTGCGTTCGATGACGACGAGCTGGTCGGCTACTCGTCCGCCATGGTCTCCCCTCACACCTACAACCCCGCGGTCATCTGCTGCAACAGCGACGCGCTGTTCGTTCGCCGCGCCTGGCGGAAGACCAGCGCCGGCGCGCGCCTCATTGCCGAGACCGAGCGCACGGCCGCCGCTTATGGCGCCATGCGCATGCTCTGGCACACCCGCGCCGGTACGCCGCTGGCTGCAACGCTTCAGCGCCGCGGATACGCCCCTGCCGATGTCATTGTCATGAAGGAGATTTGAGATGCCGGAAGTCCGTTACGTCGAGTGCGACACGATCACCGACAAGATCGCCATGTGCGAAGCCCTGCAGGAAGAGCACTGGGACGAGATCGCGCGCAACAAGCACCTGATGGTCCTGTCACCTGACGTCTCCCAGTACCGCCGTCTCGAACAGGGCGGCAGGCTGTTTGCCATCGTCGCCTACGCCGGCGCCGAGATCATTGGATATTCCGTCAACATCATCAGCACGAACCTGCACTATTCCGACTTGGTCATGGCGAACAACGACCTGCTGTTCGTCGGCAAGGCCCATCGCGCCGGCCGCGTCGGCATGCGCTTGATCCAAGAAACCGAGAATGCGGCCGCCAAGCGCGGCGCGCGCATGGTGATGTGGCACGCGAAGGAAAACACGCCGCTGGCTGACATCCTGCCGCGCATTGGCTGCACCGTGCAGGACATCATTTTCAGCAAGGAGCTGCCGGCGTCCAACTTCCGCTTCTACGGCAACCTGGACGTGATGGCCGCTCTGTTCGGCGACATGAGCGACCCATGCCCGATCAGCGGCCTGGGGCAACTGGCGCCCGCGGAGCTCTGGGATGCATTCACCGCGCGCCAGAATGCGCCCGGCAGTCCACATCACGACACACGCTGCATTGTCCTGCGCGGCCCGGCGGCCGACGTGATCACCAGCGACGTCGTTTTCAACATGCTGGAGAGCGTCGATACGCCAGCCGTGGAAATGCTGCCGGCCGTGCGCGATCTGTGCGCGGCAGCGTGCAGGCGCATCCGTGCTGTGGCCCTCGGCCGCGTCATGCTGGTTGAACTGGCGCCCGGCGGGCACATCGACCGGCACGTCGACGAAGGCGCATACGCCGAGCACTTCGAACGCTTCCACCTGGTCCTGCAGTCGGACGAGGGGAACACCTTCCACAACGGCGCCGAGGCCATCCACATGAAGCCCGGCGAGCTGTGGAAATTCAACCATCGCGCCGAGCACGAGGTATTCAACCAAAGTGCTCGGCCGCGCATCCACCTGATCATCGACGCCATCACCGAGTAAGGAATACATCATGGGAGCAGCCGCAGCATGGGCCGCCGTTGCCGTCAGCGCAACGTCGGCCTACGTATCGAACAAGAACGCCAATGCACGCGCCGAAGAGGCGAATCAGCAGGCCGAGCAAAACGCCAAAAAAACGGCAGATGCAACGGCTCAAGCTACCAACAAGGCCAACCAGAAGAAGCCGGACAGCGACGCGCTGCTGTCCGCGAACCTCACGAATGGCAAGGCCGGCCAGGCCAGCACGATGTTGACCGGCGCCGGCGGCATTGACCCGAACCTGCTCACACTCGGCAAGACCACGTTGCTGGGCGGCGGGGGCACCTGATGGCACAGTCAACCACCCGCAACGAGTTGCTGAACCGCTGGGGCATGCTCAAGCGCGAGCGCGCCAGCTGGTTCTCGCACTGGCAGGAAATCTCCCGCAACCTTCTCCCTCGCCAGGGCCGTTTCTTCATCGAGGACCGCAACAAGGGCGACCGCCGCCACAACGCCATCTACGATTCAACCGGCACGCGCGCGCTGCGGATCCTCTCCGCTGGCCTGATGGGCGGTGCAACGTCTCCGGCACGGCCGTGGTTTCGCCTGAAGGTGAAGGACACCGACCTCATGAAGGCTCAGGCGGTGAAGCAGTGGCTGGACGACGTGACCGGCCTGATCCTGGCGGTCTTCCAGAAGTCGAACACCTACCGCGCCCTGCACTCCCTCTACAACGAGATGGGCGGCTTCGGTACCGGTGCCAGCCTGATCGTCCCGGACTTCCGCGACGTGCTGCATCACACGCCCCTGACCACGGGCGAGTACTGCATCGCCACCGACTGGCGCGGCGAGGTGTGCACGATCTACCGCGAGTTCCAGACTACCGTGGGCAGCCTGGTGAAGGAATTCGGGATGACGCAGATCAGCGCGACCGTGAAGACGCTGTACGACCGCGGAGACCTGGACAGCTGGGTGACCGTTGTCCACGCGATCGAGCCGCGTGCCGACCGCGACCCGACGAAGCTGGATCCAGCGAACATGGCGTGGTCCAGCACGTATTTCGAGCAGGGCGTGAACGACAACCAGTACCTGCGCGAATCCGGCTTCAGGCGCTTCCCGGCGATCTGCCCGCGCTGGGATCTTGCCGGAGGCGACATCTACGGCAACTCGCCCGGTATGGAAGCCCTGGGCGACGTGAAGCAGCTGCAGCACCAGAACCTGCGCCAAGGCCAAGCCATCGACTACCAGACGAAGCCCCCGCTTCAGGTGCCGCTCACGATGAAGAACCAGCCGCTAGACACTCTGCCGGGCGGCGTCAGCTACTACGACCCGACGACCGGTGCCGGCAAGGGCGCGATCATGCCCGCCTGGCAGGTGAATCTCGACCTGTCGCACCTGCGCGTGAACATGCAGGATGTGCGGCAGCGCATCAATGAGGCGTTCTACACCGACCTGTTCCTGATGCTGTCCCAGATCGACCATACGGGCATGACCGCCACGGAGGTGGCTGAGCGTCACGAGGAAAAGCTGCTGATGCTGGGGCCCGTGCTGGAGCGCCTGGACAACGAGGCCCTGGCGCCGCTGGTCGACAACGCCTTCGAGATGCTGCTACAGGCGAACGCCCTGCCTCCGCCGCCCCCCGAACTGCACGGGATCCAGCTCGATGTCGAGTACACGTCGGTGCTCGCCCAGGCTCAGCGTGCGGTAGCGACCAACGGCGTGGACCGTTTCACTGGCAACCTCGGTGTGATCGCCCAGATGAAGCCCGAGGTGCTCGACAAGTTCGATGCTGACCAGTGGGTCGACGCCTACAGCGACATGCTCGGCGTCCCGCCAAGCCTGATCACTCCATCCGACAAAGTGGCCATGATCCGGCAGCAGCGCGCACAGGCGCAGCAACAGGCCGCCCAGCTTCAGGCCGCCGAGCAGGCATCCGCCACAGCGAAGAACCTGGGCGCCACGCCCACCACCGGCGGCAATGCCGCTTCCGACGTCATGGGCATGTTCGCCCAAGGCCTCGGCCAATAAGCACAGGAGAGGAACCCGACATGCCCAATCTGGCAATGACGAAAGAAGAAGCGAAGAGCGAGTACGGCGTCGAGCCGGACGATGACAGCCTGCCGAAGTACCCGTACGGCCTGACGCTGTACCTGGACGACGACACGCTGAAGAAGCTCGGCATCACCGATCTGCCGAAGGTCGGCACGTCGATGCCGGCCACGGTCACGGTCATGGTCACCGGCACGAGCCAACGCGCTACCCAGTCCAGCAAGGACGGCGAGCAAATGCGGACGTGCGTCGACCTGCAGATCACCGATATGGACATCGCCATGCCGGCAAAGTCGGCGGCGGATGTCCTGTACGGCACCAAGTAACTCAACTGGAGAAAATTAAATGTCAGGCAATCAAACCCTCAAGGGCGAATTTATTATTGATGAAGCCGGCCGCGCGATTGGCGCCAGGGTAAACGGACAAGAAGTGTTTTTCCCGACGCTGGCGACCCCTTCCGAATTCCTCAACTTCAGCAGCAACAACCTGCGCCGCTGGCGCAAAGCAATCGGCGCAGTGCGCGCGGGCACCGGTCGCGCCCGACTGGCGCTGGTTGGCGACTCGACCACGGCGGGAACTGGCTCAGCCAATAGCGGCACCACGAATGCCGTTCCCGGGTCCTACCCAACGCTGCTAGCGGCACTGCTGAATAGCGCGGACGTACCGGCTACGGCCTCCTCGTGCTGGGGCAGGAACATGCTGCCAGCGACGGACCCGCGCGTGGCCGCGCCCAACTGGGTGCAGTCCTCGTACGTGCTGAACGGCAACAGCATGCGCGCCAATGGCATCACCGACACCATGGCCTTTACGCCCGGGGTGTCGTGGGACACGGCAGAAGTCTGGTATGCCGACCTGGCGGGCAGCGGCACGTTCACCGTGAACGCGGACGGCGGCGCAACTCTGGCTACTGTCACGCCGAGCGGATCGGGCGCCCTGAATAAAGTCATCGTCACCAAGGCGCTCGCCACAAGTGTGCTGAACATCGCGCGCACGACTGGTGGATCGGTCTACATAGCCGGCGTCGTTACCTACGACTCGACCAGCAAGAAAGTCGATGTCTGCAACCTCGGCTGGCACGGCTCCAAGGTCGTGGACTGGGCAACGGCAAATGCTTCGTACATCAACAACGTGACTCCGGTCTCCAATCTTCCTCAGGTTGCGCCGGACCTGACTGTGATCAGTTTGACGATCAACGACTGGAGCAACGCAACTGACATGGCGAGCTACACGACGTACTTGCAGGCGATCATAACCGCGGCGCTGACCACCGGAGATGTGATCATCATGTCTGGCATACCGTCCAGCCCCACGGCGGCCACCACCGATGTGCAGGCAAAATACATCGACGCTGCCCGTCAAATCGCCCTCGCAAACAACCTGCCGTTCATCAATCTGACCCAGCGCTGGGGCTCATATGCCGTCAGCAACGCGCTGGGCATGTACTCCGACACGCTGCACCCGCTTGCCGTCGGGTATGCCGATGTTGCACGCGCAGTAGCCGTCGCCCTGAAATCCTAGCCTGTATACGTACCGTCCATGGCCGCTCATACAGTGGCGGCCATGGAAGACTTTGACCCCCTCGATACCCACCAGCAGGACACGCAGCGCGAGGACGAAGCGAAGCGCCGGGAACTCGCGCGCAAGCAGGAAGTCGCCGACTTCAAGTGGCTGATGGCCGACCCGCGCGGCCGCCGCATCGTATGGCGCCAGCTGGCCGCCGCCGGCGTCTTCCAGTCCAGTTTCGACCCCACCGCCATGACCATGGCTTTCAACGAAGGGCGCCGCTCGGAAGGCCTGCGCCTGCTCGCGCAGATCCACGAGCTATGCCCTGACCTCTACCCCATCATGATGAAGGAGCAATCGCAATGTCCGACGGAACCCTGATCACCGAAGCAGCACCGGCCACGCCCGCGACGCCTGCAGCTGCTGCGCCGGTAGCCAATGGCGCATCCGCCCCTGCCGCCGGAACTGGCGAAGCAGCTGGCGAAACCACGCAAACGACGTCATCCCCGGGCGAGAAAACTGGCGAGGCCGCTGACGAAGGGACGAAGACCCCGGAGCAGATCGCCGCCGACCAGGCCGCAGCCAAGGCAGCCGAGGAAGCAGCGGCCAAGACCGGTGCGCCCGAGAAGTACGAACCGTTCACCGCGCCGGAAGGCTCCACGCTGGACGCCGCCGTGATGACCGAGTTCGAGACGGCGGCGCGCGAACTGAACTTGCCGCAGGACGCCGCCCAGAAGCTGATCGACAAGATGGCGCCGGTGATGGCGAAGCAGCAGTCCGCCCAGCTCGAGCAGCTGCGCACCGACTGGGCCGCGGCGTCGACCAGCGACAAGGAATTCGGCGGCGACAAGCTGGCCGAGAACCTGGGCTTCGCGCGCAAGGCGATCGACACGTTCGGCACGCCCGAGCTGAAGACCATGCTGGACCAGACCGGCCTGGGTAACCATCCGGACGTCGTGCGCTTCATGGTCCGCGCCGGCAAGGCCATCAGCGAGGACCGCATCGTCACCGGCGGCGCTCCGGCCAGCGCTAACCGCTCGGCTGCCGAAGTCCTGTACGGCAGCGCCGCTTCGAAGAAGTAATCTCCTCCCTCCCGTGGCGGTATACGTACCGCCGCGCGCCTTATCTACTCTTCAGTTTCACCGAAGCACTTATCGGTCATACCCCACCACTGGAGAAACAAGATATGGCACTTTTAGCAGCTGGCGCCCTCACCCTCGCCGACTGGGCAAAGCGTCTCGACCCCGATGGCCAGGTGCCGAAGGTGGCTGAGCTCCTGTCCCAAACCAACGAGATTCTGGAAGATGCAGTGTTCAAGGAAGGCAACCTGCCGACCGGCCACCGCGTCACCATCCGCACGGGCCTGCCGCAGGTCTTCTACCGCATGATCAACCAGGGCGTTCCGACCTCCAAATCGACCAGCACGCAGGTCGACGAGGCATGCGGCATCCTGGAAGCGCGCTCGCACATCGACGTCGAGCTGGCCAAGCTGAACGGCAACGAGGCCGCATTCCGCCTGTCGGAAGACGAAGCCTTCATCGAGGCGATGAACCAGACCATGGCCGGCGCCATGTTCTACGGCAACCCGGGCACGGACCCGCGCCAGTTCCTCGGCCTGCAAACCCGCTACAGCTCGCTGAGCGCGGGCAACGCCCAGAACATCCTGGACGCCGGCGGTACGGGCTCGAACAACACCTCGATTTACCTGGTCGTGTGGGGCGAGAACACCGTGTTCTGCCCGTTCCCGAAAGGCTCGAAGGCTGGCCTGCAACACCAGGACCTGGGCGAAGAGTCGGTGCCGGATGCGAACGGCAACTTCTTCCAGGCGCTGCGCGCGCTGTACCAGTGGAAGAACGGCCTGGTGGTCAAGGACTGGCGCTACGTGGTCCGCATCTGCAATATCAACGTGTCCGACCTGACCGGCCAGACCGCTACCCAAGCAGCCGCAGCCGCGACCGCGATCATCAACCTGATGATCCGCGCCATGGATCGCCCACCGAATCTGGCCATGGGCCGCCCGGTGTTCTACGCGAACCGCACGGTGTACTCGATGCTGCGCGTGGCCGCGCTCAACAAGTCGAACACCGCCCTGTCGATCGAGAGTGCCACGAACCAGTTTGGCAATGCGTACAAGATGACCAACTTCATGGGCATCCCGCTGCGCAAGGTCGACCAGCTGCTGAACACCGAGTCGCGCGTGGTGTAACCGCGTCCCACTGAATAAGGAAAGAATCATGATCCTCGACGCAGCAATGCTCCTCTCCGGTTCGTACTCTGCCGCCGGCGTGCTGACCGGCCAAGCGGTGAACGGTGCCGGCTCCATCCTGTCGGCCAACACGATCGACACCGCGCCGCTGACCATCGGCGGCAACCAGGCGGCCGATACCGGCGTCGGCGAAGAACTGTACGTGGAATTTTCCGTGCTCACCGCCCCGACCGTCGGCACCAATGTGCGCTTCCAGCTCATCCAGGCGGACGACGCAGCGCTGACCACCAACGTGCAAGTCATCAATCAGACGGATGACATCCCGATCGCCAACCTGGCGGCCGGCACCATCGTGCCGCTGCACTGGGATCCGGCCGCGCCGTACGCGCCGAAGCGCTACGTGGGCGCCCGCTACGTGAACACGGGCGCGATCGCTACTTTCGCGGTGGCCGCGGCTGTCACGAAGAACGTCCAGACGCGCCAGACCAGCCTGAAGTCGGGCTATTCGGTCTCCTGATAAACCATGAAGTGGTGGGGGCCACGCCCCTGCCTATCTTCCCCTGACATAGGAAAGAATATGAACCGTCATCTCAAGCATTCGCGCCTCGGCGCCAACATGATGGCCGCCGCGCTGATGGCCGGCTGCATGATCGAAGCCGCCGACGCAAGCGAAGTCGGCGCGCCGCGCAAGCCGGTCCAGTACCGCGTAAAGGAGAAATCCCTGATCGGCAACCAGATTTTCGAGGCTGGCCAGGTCGCCAATTACGACGGTCTGCCGGCCGACAACCTCGAGCCGCTGTGCGACGAAGGCCGCGCCCGCGCCGCCGAGTACGAGCAGTCGAACAAGCAGCGCGTCGCCACGATGATCGCCGCCAACCAGGAAAGCGCCGTCGGCGATCCGACCAAGTTCGCTGAGCAGTTCGCGAAGGCTCTGGCCGAAGAGCGCGCTGAGCATGCCGAACGCATGGAAAAGATGCTGGCGCTGCAACAGGAATCGGCGACGAAGCTGGCCGAGGCCGCGCACAACATGTCCGTGCTCGCGGCGGCCCTGGTCCAGGCACAGACCACGCAGGCCGCATCGGCAGCTGAACCGGCCGCGCCGGCAGCGCCCGCCGACGACAAGCCGACCGACAAGGCCGCCGGCAAAGCCAAGGGCTGATCCGGCGCCTCGCCAGCACCCCGACCATGACAAAGGGCGATCTCTCGGGGTCGCCCTTTTTTCATTCTGGAGAACCGCATGTCATCCGAAGTAGAAATCTGCAATCTGGCCCTCGCACACCTGGGCGACAGTGCCACCGTCGCCAGCATCAACCCACCTGAAGGATCGGCCCAGGCCGAGCACTGCGCGCGCTGGTACCCAATCGCGCGCGACTCCCTGCTCGAAATGCAGGAATGGGGCTTCGCGACCACGCGCGCCCAGCTGGCCGAGCTGGTCAACCCATTCCCACAATGGCAGCACGCCTATGCGCAGCCCAGCGATTGCCTCAAGGTGCTGGCCATTTTGCCGGCCGATGCCACCGGCGACATCGCGCAGTCCTATCCGTGCGATGGTTTCTATCACGGCGCTACGTTCGGATTGCTCACGACATACACGCCGCGCGAATTCACCACCGAGACCGACGCGACGACCGGCAACAAGGTCGTCCTCACGAACCAGTCGAATGCGCTGGCACGCTACACCCGCTCGATCGCCGACACGAGCAAGTTCTCGCCCCTCTTCCGGGACGCCCTGGGCTGGTATCTGGCCAGCTACCTTGCCGGCCCTGTGCTGAAGGGAGAAACCGGCATCAGCGTCGGCCAGGCCATGCTGAAGATCGCGATGGGGTTGCTGGGCAGTGCCGCGGTGTCGAGTGCGAACCAGCAGCGCGAGCGCCAACATCAGGCGTATCCCTGGAGCCGTTGATATGGGCGCCAACATGAGGACTTACCGCGCCAGCTTTAACGGTGGCGAGCTCACCCCAGAATTCTTCGGCCAGATCAGCGATGCCAAGTTCCAGACGGGCGTGGCCCTGTGCCGCAACTTCGTCGCGAAGCCCCAAGGTCCGATCGAGAACCGGGCCGGCTTCGCATTCGTGCGCGAGGTGAAGGATTCGACGAAACGTGTGCGCCTGCTGCCATTCACGTTCTCGACTACGCAGACCATGATTCTGGAGCTGGGCGCTGGCTGCTTCCGTTTCCATACAAACGGGGCCACGGTGTTGAGTGGGGGCGTGCCGTACGAGATCGCCAATCCATACGCCGAAGCAGACCTGTTCGACATCCACTTCATTCAATCTGGCGACGTGCTCACCCTCGTGCACCCGAACTATGCCCCAAGAGAACTGCGACGCCTGGGCCCGACGAACTGGACTCTGGTCGCAATCGCGTTCACGCCACAGGTTCAGCCGCCGACAGCAGTCGCTGCAGCCTCCAGCGGCGCGGGCACCCAGTATGACTACTCGTACGTGGTCACCACGTTTTCGAGCGACCTGCTCACCCAGTCGGCCGCAAGCAGTGCGGGAACCTGCCAGAACAACATCTTCGCAACTGGCGCCAAGAACACAATCAGCTGGACGCCACCGGCGGGCGCCATCACGGGGACGACCCAATACGCGGTCTACAAAAAATTAGGGGGCACATACGGCTACATTGGGCGCACGACCGACAACAGCCTGGTCGACGACAATATCGCCGCCGACCTGTCGCTGACGCCGCCGACGTATGACCCGGTGTTCCAAGTTGCCGGCGACTACCCGGCAGCCGTCAGCTATTACGAGCAGCGGCGCAATTTCGGCGGGACCACGAACGCACCGCAGAAAATCTGGATGACTCGCGCGGGTACGGAAGCGGACATGTCGTACTCGTTGCCGACGAAGGACGACGACCGTATTGCCTTCCGCATCGCGGCACTGCAAGCGAACACGATCCGACACCTCGTGCCGCTGTCGGACCTGCTCGTGTTGACCAGCTCGGCAGAGTTCCGCGTCACATCGATCAATACCGATGCACTGACGCCAACCAGCATTTCCGTGAAGCCGCAGTCGTATATCGGCGCGAGTAATGTCCAGCCCTGCACCATCAACAGCAATTTGCTGTATGGCGCCGCGCGCGGCGGCCATATGCGCGAGATGTCGTATTCGCGCGAGTCGGGCGGTTACGTCTCCGGTGACCTGTCGCTCCGCTCTACACACCTCTTCGACGATTACGACCTGGTCGACATGGCGTACGCGAAGGCGCCATTGCCGATCGTGTGGGCCGTCAGCAGCTCGGGCAAGCTGCTGGGCCTGACGTATGTCCCGGAGCAGCAGGTCGGCGCATGGCATCAGCACGACACTGATGGCGTGTTCGAATCCTGCGCCGTCGTGGCCGAGGGGCGCGAGGACGTGCTGTATGTGATCGTGCGCCGGACCATCGGCGGCGTCGACCGGCGGTACATCGAGCGCCAGAGCAGCCGCAGGTTCGTAGAGCTTGCAAACGCCTTCTTCGTCGACAGCGGGGCCACCTACAGCGGGGCGGCCACGACCACGATCACGGGCTTGGATTGGCTGGAGGGCAAGACCGTCAGCATTCTTGCCGACGGCGCGGTGCATCCCCAGCGCGTGGTCACGGGCGGCCAGATCACGCTCGACAACCCGGCGAGCGTCGTCCAGGTTGGACTGCCAATCACAGCGGACGCCAAGACGCTGCCGCTGGCCGCGTCGATCGACACAGGGTACGGCCAAGGGCGCGTCAAGAACGTGAACAAGGTGTGGATGCGCGTCGTGAATTCCAGCGGCATCTTCGCCGGCCCCTCCGTCGACCAACTCGTGCAGTACAAGCAGCGTACGACCGAACCCTATGGAGTAGCGCCGGCGCTACGCACTGACGAGATCGAAATCGACGTGCGGCCCGACTGGGAAAGCGACGCCGCTATCGTGGTGCGGCAGAGCGACCCGCTCCCCATCACCATCACTTCCATGACCATGGAAGTCTCAATCGCAAACTAGGGAGAACAGATATGGGAATTGCAGCAGGAACCATGGCACAAGGTTCGCTGGCGCTTCAGGGTGCTGGCGCGGCCAGTGCGGCGGTCGGTGCGTATTACGGCGCCAAGTCGCAACAGATCGCAGCACGCGGCGCGGCCGCCATCGGCGACATCAACGCGCAGCAGTCGGAGCTGGCAGCGCAGCAGGAGCTCTTCCGTGGTAACGCGGAGGTCGCGGCAGCCACGCAGCGCGCCGGCCAAGTCAAGGGAGCACAGCGCACGGCGCTCGCCGCCAACGGCGTGGACTTGGGCGTCGGTAGTGCGGCCGAGGTGCTGACGTCGACGGATATAGCCAAGGAAAACGACATCAACACGATCACGGCCAATGCCGTGCGCTCGGCTTGGGGCTACCGCACGCAGGCGACGAACTTCCAAAACGACGCGCTGGCGAAGCGCGCGAGCGCCGATTCCATCAGCCCAGGCATGGCCGCTTTCACATCCCTGCTCGGCAGCGCGGGCCAGGTCGCATCCAGCTGGTACGTGCTCAATAAAGCCGGCGCCATGCCCACCACGAAAGGAGCCTGATCGATGCCTACCGTCCCAACCTACAACGGCAGCGGCATCGCGCCGTCCTCGATGCCGAGCGGCGGCTTCGCCGCGCCGCAGGTGGCCAACGCCGCGCCACAGCAGACACAACAACTGGGCGATACAGCCGTGCGCGCCGGCGCGACGGCCTCGGGCATCGTCAGCGACATCCAGATGATGGCCAACCAGGTGCGGGTCGACGATGCTCGTAACAAGTTGATCGAGTTTAATCAGCAGCAGACTTTCGACCCGGAAAACGGCTTCCTGTCGAAGCGCGGGAGCACGGCACTCGACAAGGATCCGCTCGGGCGCTCTCTCCAGCAGCAGTATGCCGAGCCGCTGCAAGACAAGATCAACGAGTTGTCCGCTGGTTTGGGAAACGATGCACAGCGACGCGTATTTGCCCAGCAAGCTGCCGAGATCTCTACGCAGTTCCATGGACAAGTCGAAAGCCACTACCTTAAGGAATACCGCTCGTATTTCGATCAAACCCAGCAGGGAACGATCAAACTTGCAGCCGACTCCGCGAAGTTGCACTGGTCCGATCCGGACGCGATTGATTCCCAAGTCAAGAGCGCACAGGCGGCAGTTTGGAAGATGGGCCTTAACAACGGCGAGCCGGGCAACCTGACAGCCGCGAAGATCAAGGACACGACCAGCGCAATCCACGCCGGCGTGATCCAGGCCGCGCTCGACAACAACAATCCGGAATACGCGCTCGGGTACATCGAGTCGAAAAAAAACGAGATGACGGCCGACGATCTGCTGCGGGCGAACGGCCTGGTGAAGGCTGACGTGCGCGCGCGCGTGGCCACCACAACGGCCCAGAACGTGATGACGTCGCTCCAGTCGAAGCTGGCGCCAACGGATGCTGATCAGATGGTGAACATCACCATGAAGTCTGAGAGCGGCGGCGACCGAGACGCCTTGGGACGCTACGTGCCAGGCCAGGGGCGCGCCAAGGGCTCAATGCAGGTGATGGACGCGACAGCCGCCAACCCAGGCTACGGTGTCACGCCAGCGAAGGACAATAGCCCTGAGGAACGTGCGCGGGTCGGGCGCGACTACATCCTGGCTCTGGTGCAAAACTACAGCGGCGACCGCTCGAAAGCTTGGGCGGCGTACAACGCCGGGTCCGGCCGCGTCGACGATGCAGTCGCGCAGGCCAAGAAGTCGGGCGGGAACTGGCTCGCGCTGATGCCACAGGAGACGCAGGACTACGTCGCGAAGAACCAGGCCGCCTACCAGAAATCGGCCGTGGCGCCGATACCGTCGCAGCAGGACGTGCACGACGCTATCCGCCAGCAGCTCGGCCCGAACGCCGACCCCAAGGTGCTGGGCGCCGCACTGGCGGAGGGCACGCGCATGTATTCCGACTTCATCGCCGACCGCAAGACCAAGGGCGAGAACGCGACCGTACAGGCCCAGCAGTGGCTCGTGCAGAACGGCGGGAACATGGCCGGCATGCCGTCGTCATTGCTCCAGCAGGTGACGCAGTACGCTCCGGACAAGATGGACAACCTGATCGACTTCGGCAAGAAGATCGCCGGCAAGGACAACGTCAAGACGAACATGTCGGCGTATTACGATTCCGTGGCCAACGTCGACGAGTTGGCCAAGATGCCGCAATCGGTATTCAACGACTTCGTGCAGAAGAATTTCTCCGCCGAGGATGGCAAGCACATCGCTGAGCTGCGACAGAAAGAGATTGATGGCGGCGATAGCTCCGGAGGGTTGAATCGTCCAGCGTTGAACGCTGCACTCGAATCGCGGCTCGAAGCTGTCGGCATCAACCCTAAACCGAAAACCCTTGAAGAAAAGGCGCGCATGGGCGCCATTCAGAAGTTTGTCACCGATGGGATATTTGCCCAGCAAAAAGAGCTCGGCCGCAAGATGACAGCGCAGGAGGTTTCGGAATACGTCGACCAGACCATGGCGCGTAACGTCACCTTCCGCAACACGTTCCTGGGTATGACGACCGGCGCGAGCCAGCAAAACCTGATTGCCATGCGCGTCAGCGACATCCCGAGCGAGTCGCTGTCCGGCGTCCGTGCCGCGCTCGCTCGCGCCGGCAATACGCGCCCGACGGACGACCAGATCCTCCGAACCTACTGGACGAGTAAAAATGGCAAATAACAGCAGCAACGAGTTCGACGCCGCAGCCGCGGCGGTAATGCACCAAGACACGCAGGCGACCGCCGTCCAGGTCCGCAACAACATGCAGTTCGCCGTCGGTACCAGCGCTGACCAGGCCGCCGAATACCAGCACCTGGCCAAGTACGTCGGCGTGCCGCCGGAGACCGTGCAGGCCCAACCCGACGTCATTCGGCAGCAAGCTGCGCTCAAGGCCATGAACGCCGACCAGCTCGTTGCCGATCAGCCGGTGCTGGCCAAGTACCTGACCGATCCGGACAACGCGGCGAAGTCGCACGACGACGTCACGCCGCTGGCATCCGTTGAGCAAGCAGCCAAGGCGCTGCCCAGCCCGGCGCCGGCCGCGCGCGCGCCCAGCTTCGGCGATACCCTCGCCGGCCTGCCCATGGATTTCCTGAAGGGCCTGTCGGGCAGCTTCAACAAGGCGGCCACCGGGGTGAACATCGTGCTGGGTGCGTTCCCGACCATCTACGACAAGGTGGCCAGCCTGTACACCGGCAAGCAGACTACTGCCGCCAGCGACGCATATTTCCGCAATATGGTCGACCCACTGGTCACCAGCGCGCCCGCGTTCCAGCTTGGCCAAGATGCGCCCTTCGTATCGAAGGCAACCCACATGCTGGGCAACCTCACCGGCATGATGTCCCAGATCGTGCTGACCGGCAGCGGCGGCGAGGCGGCGGGCGCGGCAGGCACCACCGCCGAGGTGGTCGGCAACCAGATGGCGCACGGCGCGAAAAGCATGGCGTTCCCGGCCGTCACCGACGCGATCGACACCGGCCGCAAAGTCTACGAGGCCACCGGCGATGCGCAGCAGGCGATCCGCGCCGCGCAGGCCCAGTATGCGACGTCGACGCTGGGCGGCGTAATGCCGCTGTCGGCGCCCGGCGGGCTGGCCGCCCGCGCGCTGGGTGGCTTCGCATCCGGCGCCGCCGCCGGCGAGGTCTCTCGCGATGTGATGAACATGGCGCTGCCCGACAGCATGCAGCAATCCTTCAACATCGAAGATACCCTGCTGGCCGGCCTGTCCGGTTCCCTGCTGGGCAGTGCCATGGGCCCGCGCCCGGAGCCGTCCTACCACGAAGCCATCCGCCAGTTCTATACCGACTCGACGAAGGCCGAGGCTGCCGAGCAAGGCATGGCCGCGCTGCAGAAGCTGGGGGAGGCCGCAGCCGCGAGCAAGACGCGCGGTCGCGACCAGGAGGGCTTCAAGGACTTCGTGCGCAGCGTGACGGAGAACGGCCAGTTACACGAGGTGTACGTCGACGCCAACAAGTTCGCCGAGGTGCTGAACCAGTCGGGCGTCGGCATGCCCGAGCTGCAGCGCCTGATGCCGGACGTGGCCGCTCAGCTGCATGAGGCGCGCGAGACGAAGGGCGATATCCGGATCCCGGTCGAGGACTACGCCACGCACATCGCCGGCGGGAAGCTCGACCAGCCGCTGCTGCCGCACCTGAAGGTGGAGCCGGACGGCTTCACCTACGAGCAGAGCCAGCACTTCTACGTGACCCAGCACGCCGACCTGACGGCGCAGGCCCGGAAGATCCTGGCAGCGAAGACGGCCGAAGACGCCGCGCAGGCCGAGGCGAAGCAGATCCACGACCACGTGCTCGACCAGCTCAACGCCACCGGCCGCTTCCGGCCCGAGGTAAATAACGCCTACGCCGCCCTCACGCGCGACTTCTTCGTCACGATGGCCGACCGCGCCGGCATGCGGCCGGCGGAGCTGTTCGAGAAGTATCCGCTGAAGGTGACGAGCGAGGCGCTGGCCGGCGGTCTGGACCAGGGCGCACGCGCCAACTTCGATCCGGCCACCCACACGATCGGCTTGCTGAAAGCCGCAGACCTGAGCTCGTATCTGCACGAGTCCGGCCACTTCTTCCTTGAGACCATGCACGACATCGCCCGCGCGCCAGAAGCGCCGCAGGGGGTGCGCGACGACTTCGACACGCTGCTGCGCTCCTTCGGCGTGGCCGGCGACGCGGCCGAGCAGCGCCTGGCCGACTGGAGCGGGCGCACGCTCGACCAGAAGCGCGACGGGCACGAGCAGTTTGCGCGCAGCTTCGAAGCGTACCTGATGGAAGGGAAAGCGCCGACGATGGAGCTGCAGGGCCTGTTCTCCCGCTTCCGCTCGTGGCTCGTGGCCGTGTACAAGTCGATGACGAATCTGCACGTCGATCTGACGGACGAAGTGCGCGGCGTGATGGACCGCCTGGTGGCCACCGACAATGCGATCCGCTACACCGAGCAGGCGCGCGGGTACCTGCCGCTGCACGTCGAGGGCACACCCGAGCAGATCGCCGCCTATCACGCGCTCGGCCGCGCGGCGACCGACAAGGCCATAGATGAGATGGGCGCGCGCAGCCTGCGCGACATGCAGTGGGCGAGCAACGCGAAGGGCAAGGCCCTGCGCGAACTCCAGAAGCAGGCGGACGCCCAGCGTAAGGCGATCCGCGAAGAGGTCACGCGTGAGATGGACGCAGAGCCCGTGCGCCAGGCTGAAGCCTACCTGAAGCGTCCGCATGGCACCGATCCGGCGCCGGCCGAAGCCGTGCGTGAGTGGGAGGGCCGCCGTGACGCCGAACAGACGCGGCTGCATGATGAGGTGAAGGGTGAATACCTGGCCAGCGAGGAAGGCGCCGCTACCAAGGGGCTGAAGCGCGGCCAGTTCCTGGCTAAGAATAAGCGCGCGATCGCCAACGAGGTCGAGCGTCGGCTGCTTTCCTGGGAACAGGAGAACCCTCGCCCTGGCCGCGCGGATCCGGGTATCGACATCGTGGCCGAGATGTTCGGCTTCGAGGACGGCGCCACGCTGCGCAAGGCCATCAAGGAAGCCGGGAAGCTGAAGGACCGCATCGAGCAGGAAACCGACCGCCGCATGCTCGAGCGCCACGGGGACCTGGTCGACCCGATCAGCGTCGAGCGCGCCGCCGAGGCCGCCGTGCACAACGAGACGCGCGCCCGCTTTATCGCCACCGGGTTGAAGCTGCTGGCCAAGTCGCCGATACCCGCTCGCCAGCTCGCCGAAGCCGCGCGCGAGGCCGCCGAGACCGCCGTCGCCGTCAAGCGTGTGCGCGACCTGCGCCCGGCCCAGCACGCTGCCGCCGAGGCGCGTGCCAACAAGGAGGCCATCAAGCTGGCCGCGAAGGACCCGGCCGGTGCCGCGCAACAGCAGCGCGCGGCCCTCCTGAACAACCGGCTGTTCAAGGCGGCAAGCGACGCCGTCGCCGAGGTGCAGAAGGGTGTGGCCTACCTATCCAAGTTCGACAAGGCGAGCGTGCGCGAGAAGATCGCGCTTGAGTACCGCGACCAGATCGACGCCCTGCTCGATCGTTTCGACCTGCGCAAGTCCACCAGCAACACGGCGCTGGATGCGCGCCAGTCGCTGCTCGCGTTCGTCGAGCAGCTGTCCGCCCAAGGCCTGGAGCCGCAGGTACCGGAAGGCCTGCTGAATGAGGCGCGCCGCCAGCACTTCAAGGACATGACGGTCGAGGAGTTTCGCGGTCTGGTCGATGCCGTGAAGTCGCTCGACCACCTGGGCCGCAACGTGCAGAAGGTCGCCGACGGCGAAAAGGCGCGCGACATCGACGAGCTCGCGCGCGAGGCCGCCGAGGTGATGGGCGCCCTGCCCCAGCGCGGCGATGAGAGCAACCGCGGTCTGACGCGCATCGATGCCGCGCTGCTCAAGCTCAAGAGCGCCGGCCGCAGTGCGCAGGCCTCGCTGCTGAAGATGGAACAGATGATGGACTGGCTGGACGACCGCAACCCTAACGGCGTCCTGAACCGCGTCGTGTTCCGCCGCATCGCCGACGCCGGCGTGAAGGAAGCGGACCTGCTGGCCAAGGTCAAGGGCGAGATCGACAAGCTGCTCGATGCGCACCTGGCCGACGTCACCCGCGACAAGGGTAAGATCTACGAGGCGCCGGGCCTGATCGACGGCCTGACCGGAAAGCCGCAGCGCTTCACGAAGAAGGAAATGCTGGCCCTGGCCGGCAACATGGGCAACGAGTCGAACATGTCGAAGCTGCTCGCCGGCGAGCGCTGGAGTGAGAGCGCCGTGTGGCAGTTCCTGAACCAGAACATGAGCAAGGCCGACTGGGACTTCATCGCCGGCATGGGGCGCACGCTGGAATCCCTGTGGCCGGAAAAGGTAGCGATGTCGCGCCGACTGGGCAGCACCAGCCCGGACAAGATTGCGCCGCGGCCGTTCGACACGCCGCACGGCCGCTATGAAGGCTGGTACTGGCCGATGATCTATGACCCGGCGCGCTCGCACGACGTTGCCATGCGCGGTGCGCGCGACGCCGACAGCCTGTTCGAGAATGTATACGCGCGTGCCAATACGGATACCGGCCGCACCAACACGCGTAGCGCGAACTACGCCCGGCCACTGCTCCTGTCGCTCGACGCCATCCCGCGCGTGATCCGCGACGAGGTGCACGACATCGCCTACCGCGAGGCCATCATGGACGCCGACAAGTTTCTGCGCAACCCGACCGTGCGCAAGTCCATCGTCGACGCGCTGAGCCAGGAGCATTACGACCAGCTGCGCCCGTGGCTACAGTCGATCGCGAACGACCGCAAGGTAGACATGCAGGCGCTGAAATGGTTCGACGCCGTCGCGCACGGTGCGCGCACGCGCGCGACTATCGTAGGTCTGGGCTACCGGCTGTCGACGATGCTCGTACACGGCAGCTCGGCGGCCATGGAGTCGATCGCCGAGGTGGGCCCGGTCTGGTTCGGAAAAGGTCTTGCCGACTTCGCCGACCCGCGAGGCTGGGCCGCGAACCGCGACTTCGTATTCGAGCGCTCGGGCGAGATGCGAAACCGGATGAACGAGGTCGACCGCGACGTACGCGAGCATATGCGCGAAATCGACATCCGGCTGATGGATCCGAGCAGCGGTGCGCTCGCACGCGGTACCGACCTGATGAAAGCCCACGCCTACCAGGGCATCGCCATGTTCGACATGGCCAGTGCATTGCCGACTTGGATGGGCGCGTACCATAAAGGAATGGCGCCGGTCGAGAAAGGCGGCAAAGGACTGAGCGAACAGGACGCCATCTACTTCGCCGACAAGACCGTGCGCAATGCTCACGGCGGTACCGGCGTGAAGGACTTGGCAGCCGTGCAGCGCGGGCCCGAGTTCTTCAAGCTGTTCACGATGTTCTACACCTTCTGGAACCACAACGTGAACCGCCTGATGGATACCGGCCGGCTCGCGGCCGACGCGCGCACCTGGAAGGACTCGACGCTGGCCGCGACCGTGATCATGCGGTTCCTGATCTACACCTTGGGTGTACAGACCATGCACCACATGCTGCACCCGCAAAAGGACGATGAAGGTGATACGCACTGGCTCGCATGGGCCGGGAAAGAGTTCGTCTCGGCGGCGTTCGCCGGCGTGCCGATCCTGCGCGATCTGTCAGCGCACTACCTGACCGGCAAGGACTACAGCGTCACGCCGGCGGCCGGCATGGTCGATGCGATCGGCAAGTCCGGCATCGACGCAGCGAATGCGCTGACCGGAAAGGAAACGGATCCGAAAGTGCTGAAGCACAGCATGACCACGGCCGGGTATGTGCTTGGCCTACCGCTCGGGCAGCCCGCCAGCACGACACAGTTCCTGTGGGATGTCTCGCAGGGCAAGCAAGATCCACAGGCCTTGCAGGACTGGTGGAATGGCATCGTCCACGGGAAGATCGACCACTAAACGGCGTATACGTACCGGGCGCTCCGCTGCTGAGAATGCAGTCTTTCGAGCGGAGCGCCTATATGACCATCAGCAATTCCGACCGGACGGCCGGGCCTTTCATCGGGAACGGCGTCACGGTGTCGTATCCCTTCAGTTTCAAAGTCTTCTCGCGCAGCGACCTGCTGGTTGCGCGTACCGACACCGCTGGCAATGAATCGATACTGACTCTGGACTCGGATTATTCGGTGACGCTGAACAGCGACCAGTCCAGCGCTCCTGGCGGCACTGTCACTTTGTCTACTGCGCTGCCCACGGGCTACACGCTCGCGATGACGTCCAACATCGCGATGACGCAGAGCTTGGATCTGACGAACAATGGCGGCTTTTACCCGGCCACCATCAACGATACTCTCGATCGCATCGTTGTCATGATTCAGCAGGTATCAGCAAAGGTAGGCGGAGGGTTGTATGTCGGCGGGGCAGCTGCAGTTCAGATCGTAGGCAATCTGGGAACGGCTATTGGTTCATCCCTGATCGGCTTCGTCCAGGCCGGGCTCGGCGCAGTCCCGACCAAGGTACAGGATGAACTGCGCGCGTTTGTCAGGCCCGAGCAGTTCGGCGCCATAGGCGATGGCGTGGCCGACGACACCGCGGCGTTCAACGCGGCTTTGGCCACTGGCAAAGACGTGCTTCTGACGAAGAGAACGTACCGCGTGGGCACGATCAATTTCACCACGTCGGCACAAACGCTGTACATGCGCGGTGCGCTGCTGAAGATCGTCCAGCTGAATATCAATGCCGACAACGTGACGATCGACCTGGGCGGCGGCGAAATTCGCGGTCCCCTGCACGTTGGCAAGCTGGCAGCACAGGCGGCCACCGGGCAAAACCAGCTGGTGTTCGAAGACGCTTCCCAGTTAGTGGTGGGCGACCAGATCTGGTGCTCTTATGGCGACAATGTATCGAACTTCCCGCTGGCCACGCCAACCGCCATTACGGCGATTGCAGGCAACACGGTCACGCTCGCGTCCAACCTGACCGGTACGGTCCCGATTGCCGCTGGCACGTACGTGGGCACGTTCTCATGGACCACGCTGGTGGGGAGCAACGCGTCGAAAAACCTGCGCTTCATCAACGGCAAGATGACGAACAGCCAGGGGTATTTCCTTTACACCTGGCGGTGGAACCAGGCTGACTTCGCAACGAACATCCCGAACATCCTGTGCGAGAAGATTGATTTCTCCGGCAACGGTCTCGA